CATCACAGCGAGCGGCAAAATGAAACTCAGCACCGCCACAGGCACTGACGGCGCGCAGAACGCAGCCGCCGTCCTGCTTTACGACGTCGACGCGACAGGGGCCGATGCGACCGGCATCGTCGTCCTGCGCGGGCCCGCCATCGTCTCAAAAGCCGCGCTCGTGTTCGACGCCAGTGTTGATGACGCGGCCAAGACAGCCGCCAAGCACGCCCAGCTGACCGCGCTCGGCATCATCCCGCGCGACCCCGCCTGATCGGGCCTGATCACGCCGCACCATTCCCCCTCATTCCCCGGAGTTCCCCATGACCATCACGCGCAACCCGTTTGATGCGGGCGGCTATTCGCTCGCCGAGATGACGCAGGCCATCAACATCCTGCCCAATCTCTACACCCGTCTCGGCCAGATCGGCCTTTTCCGCTTTGAAGGCGTCACGCAACGCTCCATCGTGATCGAGCAGCGTGAAGGCGTCCTGAGCCTCCTGCCCTCGGTCCCTTTGGGCGCGCCAGCCACTGTCGGCACCCGTGAGCAGCGCTCCATGCGCAGCTTTGCCCTGCCCTGGATCCCGCATGACGATGTGATCCTGCCAGCCGACATTCAGGGCATGCCCGCGCTGGGCCTGTCGGACGCAGCCGATCCGCTCGTAGAGGTGATGAACCGCAAGCTGACGCTGATGCGCCGCAAACATGCCCAGACCCGCGAATACATGGAGATGAATGCACTGCGCGGCATCGTGAAGGATGGCGCAGGCACCACCCTCTACAACTATTTCACCGAATTCGGGATCGAACAGATCTCGGTCGACTTCGTCTTCGGCACCGCCGGAACGAACGTACAGGGCAAGGTCCGAACCGTCTTGCGCGGGATTGAGGATAACCTGCTCGGAGAAACCATGACCACGGCGCATGCGCTGGTGAGCTCGGAGTTCTTCGACAAGCTGATCAGCCACCCCAAGACCGAGGAAGCCTACAAGTTCTTTTCCGCCACCGGCGGCCAGCCCCTGCGCGAGGACATGCGCCGGGCTTTCCCCTTCGCAGGCATCCTCTTTGAGGAATACAACGGCTCGGTCACCCTCTCGAATGGCACCTCGGAACGCCTGATACCCGCGGGCGAGGGCATCGCTTTCCCGCTTGGCACCTTCGACACCTTCACCACCTATGGCGGGCCGGCCAACTTGCTGGAGACGGCCAACACCGTGGGTCTGCCGCTTTACGCGCGGCAGATGATGGACACCAAGGGGCGCTGGATCGATCTCATGACCGAGGCCTCGATCCTGCCGGTGAATAAGCGCCCGCGGCTGGCGATCCGGATCTTCAGCTCGAACTGAGGCCGCTGAGACATGACGGCCTTTGCCGTGGCAGTTGATCTGCTCTTCGCTGATCCAAACCTCGCTCATGAGGCCTGGCATCGCGACAGCGAAGGGCAGTTCACCCGCATCCGCATCATCATGCGTCGTAATGATGATGTGACCGCGTTCGGGGCCGCGCGCCTTGTGTCAGAGACCATGCGCTTTGATGTGCGCGTCTCGGAACTCCCCGCGCCCCGCCCCGATGAGCAGATCCTCATCGGTGACGAAACCTTCCTCATCCAAGGCGAGCCGATCCGCGATCGCGAGAGGCTGATCTGGACCGTCGAGGCGACGCCCGCGTGAAACTCGACCTCTCCGTCACGGGCGACATCGTCAACGCCATGCGCGCTGAAATCCTCGCCGGCGAAAAGGCCGTGACCACGGCAATGCACGCGGCGGGGAGCAACCTGAAGTCAAACTGGCGCGCCCAGATCACGCGCGCGCGCCTGGGTCAGCGGCTCGCCAACACGATCAGGTCCAAAACCTATCCTGCGGCGAGCGAAAGCCTGGAAGCGGCCGCGCTCATTTGGTCCAACGCACCCCAGATCATCGGGGCGCATGACACGGGACCTTTGATCAGGTCAAAAGACGGGTTCTGGCTTGCCATCCCAACGCCAGCGGCTGGTAAGGGCTCGCGCGGCAAGGCGCTCACGCCCGGCGAATGGGAGAGGCGGCGTGGTCTACGCCTTCGCTTTGTCTATCGGCGGAGAGGACCAAGTTTGCTCGTGGCCGACGGGCGGTTGAACAGTCGCGGGCTGGGCGTGGCATCTCGATCCAAGACGGGGCGTGGCCAGAGCACTGTGCCGATTTTCCTCTTGGTGCCGCAGGTAAAGTTGTCGAAACGGCTCAATCTTGCGCGGGATGCCGAACGGGCGCAGGCAGCGATACCGGGGCTGATCGTGGCGAATTGGCTGGAGGCGAAGCAGCCCTAATTCGTCAATCACGGCTTAGAATAGAAAAGAAGCAAGCTATTATGGGAATTGCAGTTCTTGCACGGAGTTCGGTCGCCTATCTGCTCAAGCGTGAGGTTCGCAAGCTTGGCATAGTCTGCAGCCAGATTTGCAGCGCTATGCTTGGTCTTCCTCAGGCACTTTGGATTCTGACAGAACGAATTCACATCATATCCGTAGCCCGCCGCCTGGAGAACGGTCAGCGCCTGATCAACCGGTGGAGGCTTCTTATAAACGGTCCGAACTGTACTACCGTTCCGATATCCGCCTTGTTGAGCGGTGCTCCAACCGTGGCTCGGTTTCCGTGGCATGGCTTTCTCGCCCCTTGGCCATTTCCTGCAAGACTTTATCGCCATTGAAGCGGAACTCAACGATGCCATCGACACGCGAAACAATCCTCACCGCCTTGGCGGACCTGCTGAGCACGATCCCGCATGTGCCAGTTATGCGCGGGGAGGTGCTGCCCGAACGCGTGCCGCCTGCGGGGCTGATGATCTTGCGCGATGGCAATCCGGGAGAGCCCGGGGTGACGCTTTCGCCTCTGATGTATCATTACCAACATCGGGCTGAGCTCGAGGTGATCGTTCAATCGGCGACGGATCGAGACACACTCTTCGATGCGCTGACGGCGCAAATCGGTGCTGTCATTCTCGCCGATCGAACACTCGGGGGCTTGTGCGATTGGGTGGAGCCGGAGGCGCCTGAGCCTGTCGACCTGCCGGTCGAAGGCGGGGCCAGCTTGAAGGCTGCGATTGTGCCGATGCTGTTGCATTATGCAACGACGGATCCGCTGACCTAGAGCTTGAAGCCATCTGCGCTGATCCTCTTGTACTCGCCGTCGACCTGCGCGCCTGAGGCGACATCAAGTGTCTCATAGGCAAAGTTCGCCTGCACACGGGCGCCAGTCTTGATGCTGACGTTCAGGGCTGTGGCAGCGCCTTGCAACTCGCCCTCGATGGTGAGCTGGCGTGCCCGGACCCGTCCGCGGACGCGCGCGGTGGAGGTGAGCACGACGGCATCGGCAGTGATGTCACCTGTAATCTGTCCGCCAAACTCAAGGATGCCTTGAGAGACGATGTTGCCCTCGATGAGGATATCCTCGGCAATCACGGACCGCTTCCGTTCAGTGGCCGCGGTCGGAGTAGGTGTCTGGGAAGGCTTTGAGGTAAACATCAGAAAAGTCCTTTAGGCAGCGCCCAGCAAGTAGCCAGCCGCTTACGCGCAGGTCAAGCGTCATACGCTTCGTTTTTCAACCTATGGGGGAACAATACCATGGCACGAGCCCAAGGGGCGCGAGCGCAGATGGCGCTTGCGTTCGAAACGACCTATGGCACGCCGCCTTTGAGCGGCTTCACCAAGATGCCTTTCGCCAGCACGACACTGGGGGCGGAACAACCGCTGCAGACCTCGGAACTCTTGGGCTACGGCCGTGATCCACAGGCACCGATCAAGGATGCGGTGACGGCGGATGGCAATGTCGTGGTGCCGATCGACACGGAAGCCTTCGGCTTTTGGCTGAAGGCAGCATTTGGGGCGCCCACCACCACGGGTGCTGACGTGCCTTACACGCACGAGTTCCGTTCCGGTAGTTGGGCGCTTCCATCATTCTCGGTCGAGACCGGCATGCCCGAGGTGCCGCGCTATGCGATGTATTCCGGCTGCATGGTCGATAGCCTGAACTGGCAGATGGCACGCTCTGGGCTGCTGACGGCCACGGCCAGTATTGTGGCGCAAGGTGAGGCCATCGCCACGACCAGCGCGGTAGGGACACCCGCCAATATCGCGCTGAAGCGCTTCGGCCATTTCAACGGGGCAATCACACGGAATGGGGCCAATATTGGGAACGTTGTCTCCGCCGACCTCACCTATGCCAACAATCTCGACCGCATCGAGACGATCCGGCCTGATGGGAAGATCGACGGCGCGGACCCGTCCATCGCAGCTCTCACAGGCAACGTCGTGGTCCGATTTGCGGACCAGACGCTCGTGACCCAGGCGATCAACGGCGAGGCCTGCGAGTTGGAGTTTTTCTACACGCTGCCAACGGGCGAGAGCCTGACCGTTACCGCCCACGCTGTTTACCTTCCACGCCCGCGGATCGAGATCTCGGGCCCACAAGGTGTACAGGCCACCTTTGATTGGCAGGCGGCCAGCGATCCCGTGGTGGGCCGGATGTGCACCGTGACCCTCACCAATGACCGCGAGGTTTACTGACCATGCTGCGCCTGAACCTGTCGAACGAACCACGCTGGCTTGATCTTGGCCACGGCGTCCGCCTGCTGGTGGAGCCGCTGACTACCGCCATCATGTTGGCCGCACGGAGCGATCCGACGATCATTGCAGCAGCAGCAGTTTCTGGAGGCAGCGCCTCCAATGACGACCTTGCGCGCATCGTCGCCAAGGCCGTGGCCCGTATCGTCGTGAGAGACTGGGAGGGCGTCGGCAACGAGGACGGCGAGCCAATGGCTATCTCGCATGACGGCATCGACGCCCTGCTGGAGATATGGCCGATCTTCGAGGCCTTCCAGACACGCTACATCGCTGGCGCGCTGATCCTGGACGCGGAAAAAAACGCCTGACCGCTCTCGGCGACTGGGAGTTCGGCGGGGGCGGTGACTATTGCGCGGCGTGCCCATCTGTTTGCGCGGAATGCCCACGCACTCTTCATCAACCCATGACCCTCGAGGGCTGGCAGATCTGGGATCTGGTGCAGCGCCTCGGTGGACAGGTGCGCGTTGCTGGCGGCATGAGCGGCGGCGCTGTCCTCGGCTGGGACATGGCTGCAGCCCTCCAACTCGGTGCGGCCCTAGGGCTATCGCCCCTCATCATCGCAGAACTGCTGCCGCCCATCGAGGCGGTGATGGTGCGCAAGACAAACGAAGAGATCGAACACCGACATGGCTGAGAAGAAGGTATCCGTCCGCCTCTCTGCGACCGGCGGGCGCCAAGTGCGTGCCGAACTCGAGGGTGTCGGAGAGGCTGGTGCCCGTGGCTTGGGGCGTCTCAGCCGTGAAATGGACCAGGCCAATGCGCGCATGACGGCCTTTGCGCGTCGGGCCCGGATCGCGGCAACTGCTGCAGCCACGGCCCTTGCCGCTGCCGTCGTCTCGATGACCCGCTCGACCGTTGCCGCCGCCAATGAGATCGGCCAACTCTCCCAGGTCGCCAATGCCAATCCAGAGGTGTTTCAGCGCTGGTCGGCGGCCTCGGCCACGGTGGGGATCGAGCAAGAGAAGCTGGCCGACATCCTGAAGGACGTGAACGACCGCGTCGGCGACTTCCTGCAGACGGGCGGCGGTCCTATGGCGGATTTCTTCGAGAACATCGCGCCAAGGGTGGGGGTGACGGCAGACCAGTTCGCCCGGCTTTCCGGGCCGGAAGCGCTGCAGCTCTATGTCGACAGCCTCGAGCGCGCGGGCGTTAGCCAACAGGAGATGACCTTCTATCTCGAGGCCATGGCCTCGGACGCCACGCGGCTGATCCCGCTCCTGCAAAACGGCGGCGCGGAGATGACCCGGCTCGGGGCACAGGCGCAGGCGCTTGGCGCGGTGCTCGACGCTGATGCCATCGCCGCCATGCGCCGTTCGGAACTCGCGCTGGTCAGCATCGGGCAAGTCTTCACCGGGGTGCGCAACCGGATTGCCGTGGCGCTCGCCCCGTCGCTGGAGGCAGTGGCCAATGCGTTTGTCGCCCTTGCATCCAGCACCAGCCCAATCAGCCGGGCTTTTGATGCCGTACTGGCCAACCTTGATCGGCTGGCGATTTACGCTGGGACCTTTGCCACCTTCCTCGCCGGACGCTGGGTAGCTGCCATGGCGGTAGCCGCTATCTCTGTTCGTGGGCTCGCCACCACGCTGGTGATCCTGAAGGGCGCGCTGATCCGCACCGGCATCGGCGCCCTCATCGTGGGCGCAGGCGAACTGGTCTACTGGTTCACCCGGTTGGCCTCCGGCGCAGGCGGCTTCGGCGAGGCCATGGGCCTCTTGAAAGACGTCGTGGTCGAGGTCTGGGACCGGATCAAGATGGGCGCCTCGGCCGCTGGGGCTGCGGCCACCGCCATGTTCTACGATCTGAAGGCTGATGCCGCTTCCGATATGGCCGGTGCCATCGAGAGTGTGGTCGGCTTTGGCAATGCGACAGCCAACACCTTCGAGGGCGCGCTTCTTGCCGTCCGCGAGATCTGGTCGCGTCTGCCGGATGTGATCGGTGATCTGGTCTTCTCGGCCGCCAACCGCATGCTCGACGGGATCGAGGCCATGCTGAACGGCGCAATCCGCAGGATCGACGCCTTCACAGGAAACATCCGCGATGCGCTGGCGGCTGTCGGCATCGAGACCACCTTCGGTCAGATCGGCGAAATCAGCCTCGGCGACATTCCGAACCCGTTTGCCGGGGCCTCCGCAGATGCCGGGACGGCTGCGGCAGAGGCATTTCGGCGCGCCTTCGAGGATAACCCGCTCACTGTTCCCGACCTTGGGCTCGACGCAATCGCCGCCGAGGCGCTGGCCACTGCGAACACCTACCGTCAGGCGGCTAGCGATCTCGCCAATGGCGCGACGGCCCCGCTGACCTCCTGGGGCGCGCTTCGCGACGCCGTTGCGGGCACCGGCGAAGAAGGCGCGGCGGCGCTGGATGAGGCGACTGTCTCAGCAGATCGGCTGTCGGATGCCATGGGGCGTGCGGGAGGTGCTACGGGCAGCGCCGGGGATCGGATCGCCACCGGGTGGCGTGCAGTCTCGGAGTCCCTTCAAGCCTATGCCACGGATGCGCTGAGCTGGGGCAAAGGCCTCGGTGAAACCCTGACCGGAGCCTTCAGCGGTGCGGAAAGCGCCTTCCGGAGCTTCGTCGAGACTGGCAAGTTCGACTTCAAGGGCCTTGTGCGCTCGATCCTGGCTGACCTCGCGGTCCTGTCGTTCAAGCGCGCGGTGCTGGGCCCCATCGCGTCGGCGCTCTCGGGCATCTTTGGCGGCGGGTCTGTCGCGGCGGCGGTCTCGCATGCGGGCGGTATCGTTGGGCTGTCCGGACATAGTCGCTCGGTGCCTGCGATGGCCTTTGCTGCTGCGCCGCGGATGCATTCCGGCGGTTGGGCGGGTCTCCGCCCCGACGAGGTCCCGACGATCCTGCAGCGCGGTGAGCGGGTGCTAAACCGGCGCGAGGCAGCTGACTACGGCCGAGGCGGCAGTGCTGGTCCGGGCGTAACCGTCAATATCGACGCGCGCGGGGCGCAGATGGGTGTGGCCGAGCAGATCGACGCGCGCCTGCGGGCGGCCATCCCGGAAATCGCCCGCATCGCCAAGGAAAGCGTGGCTGATGGCCGACGCCGAGGTCAGGTGATCTGAGATGGCCATTCCTGTTTTGCCGCTGACGCTCGTGTCCTCGCTCGAGCGGAGGCTGATTACGTCTGTGACCGAGGCGCGCTCGCCCTTCACCGGCACGTCCCAGATCCAGGACTGGGGTGCGTCGTGGTGGGAATACCAGATCGAAATGGCGGTGACCCAAGGGGCGAAGGCCCGGAGGCTTTCGGCCTTCTTCACCGCCCTTGGTGGATTGCGGGGCCGGTTCCTCTTCCCCGATCCCTCGATCGAGGTGCCGTTGGCGGCGGGCAATCCTTACGTGACCGAGGCGCAAGTTGCAGGTGCAACTACCTTGCGCACGGCTGGTTGGGGACTTGGGCTTCGCGCAGGCGATTTCTTCCAGCTAGGTTCGGATGCCACCACGCGGCTTTATCAGCTGACGGTTGATGTCACGCCTTTGGGAAGTGAGGCCACGCTCGCCTTCGTGCCCCCGCTTCGTGCTTCCGTGCCGGTCGGCACGCTTCTCGGCCTTGATGCCCCATCGGTCCTGTTGCGGCTGACGGCCCCCGTCCCCTCGGTCATCGGTCGGGCGGATCAGCACCGCTTCACGATCTCCGCCCGCGAAGCCCTTTAACCAGCGAGGCCCTCTAATGAGCCGTGATCTCACCGTCGCCTTTGCAACCGCGCTGGCCGATCAAAACCTCAGGCCAGTGATCTTTTTTGAGGGGCAGTTCGCTACGGGCTGGGTGCGGATCTGGTCTGGCCTTGGGTCTGTGACTTGGAACGGACAAACTTGGGCGGGGGCTGGGTCGCTTCTGGGCCTAGGCTCGCTCGATGAAACCGGCGAGGTCGTGGCAGGCGGCACGGCAGTCTCGCTGTCCGGCGTGCCGCTCGATCTCGTGCAGATGGCGATCGAAGAGGCCCGCCAAGGCTTGCCGGGTCGCATCTGGCTGGGGCTGCTGGCTGAGAATGGCAGCATCATCGCCGATCCGGTTCAGGCCTTCTCCGGCCGGCTCGATGTCCCTGAAATCAAGGATGACGCTGACACCTGCACGATCACCATCAGCTACGAGAGCCGACTCATTGATCTGACCGTGGCGCGAACCTGGCGCTATACGCACGAAAGCCAGCAGGTCTTGTTCTCCGGCGATCTCGGTTTTGAGTACGTCACAGCGATCCAGGATCGCGAAGTTACCTGGGGGCGCGGATGATACTCCCCCGCGTTGACCACTGGGAACGCCTGCTTGCAGCAGCGATCGATACCGCCCGCGCGCGTCCTTTCGTTTGGGGCGTGCATGACTGCCCGACCTTTGCCTTCGAGACGCGCATGATCCTGACCGGCGGTGAGGATGTCGCGTCCCTCTGGCGCGGGCGCTACACCACAGCGCTCGGCGGCGAGCGGGTTATGCGCCGTCTGGGCTGGGCCTCGCTTGAGGAGATGGGTCTTGCGCTTCTGGGCGAACCACGCCCGTCGGTGCTTCTTACTGGGCGCGGCGACATCGTTCTGGCTGAGACCGGTCTTGGCTTCGGCATTTGCAATGGGGCCATGGCAGTTGGCATGGCGCCCGCGGGCCTG